GCCAATACCGCCCTTGCAACTGCCAACACCTATCGCGGTGCCGCGCGGGATTTGGCCGAAGGCGCGCGTGCGCCACTCGCCAGCTGGCAGGCCCTGCGTGACGCGGTGCAGGGCAGCAATGAGGGTGGCGCAGACGCGCTGACCGAGGCGACCGACGCGGCTGATCGTCTTGAGACAGCCCTTGGCGATGCTGGACGGGCGGCCACCGGCGCTGGTGCTGCGGCCGGGGCTGCCGCCGCTGCCGCACCCGATACCGAAGCAGCCGTGACTGGGTGGCAAGCGGTCACGACGGTGCTGTCGGACTACGCCAGCAAGGCGCGCGAGATTGGCGGGGATATAGGTCAGAGCCTCGTCAGCGCGTTCCAGTCGGCCGAGAATGCGGTCGGTGAGTTCGTGAAAACCGGCAAGCTCGACTTCCGGGGTCTCGTCACCTCGCTGTTGGCCGATCTCGCCAAGCTGGCGGCCCGGCGCTTCATCCTCGGACCGATCGCCAATGCACTCTCTGGCGCGCTTGGCGGTGCGGGCGGCATCTTCGCGAACATCCTGCATGCAGGCGGCATGGTCGGAGCCTCTGCGCCGGGCCGGATGGTCCCGGCCATGGCCTTCGCGGCTGCGCCCCGGATGCATTCCGGCGGTGTGGCGGGGCTGCGCCACGATGAAGTGCCCGCCATCCTGCAGCGCGGCGAGCGGGTGCTGTCTCGGCGCGAGACGCAGAGCTACGGCGCAGGTGGCGGGGTCAATGTCACCATCATGGCGCGCGACGCAGAGAGTTTCCGACAGTCCCGCACGCAGGTCGCCGCCGATATCGCTCGCGCGGTGTCGCTCGGGCGGAGGGGCATGTGATGGCGTTCCACGAGGTGCGTTTTCCGGACAATATCAGCCGCGGTGCTCGCGGCGGGCCGGAACGCCGCACACAAATCGTCGAGCTGGCCTCCGGCGATGAGGAGCGCAACGCCAGCTGGGCCAGCTCGCGGCGGCGCTATGATGTGGCCTACGGCATCCGCCGCGCCGACGATCTGGTGGCGGTCGTCGCTTTCTTTGAAGCACGAAACGGGCGGCTGCATGGCTTCCGGTTCAAGGATTGGGGCGACCACAAGTCCTGTTTGCCCTCGGGCACACCATCTCCCACCGACCAGGCGATTGGCACCGGTGACGACGCAACGACGGCGTTCCAACTGGTAAAGCGCTACGTCTCCGGGGCGCAGTCCTGGACGCGTGCCATCGCCAAGCCGGTGGCGGGCAGTGTCGGGATATCCCTCGATGGCGTTGAGCAGGTTTCGGGCTGGTCGGTCGATACGACCACTGGCTTCGTCACCTTCAGCGTCGAACCCGGGGTGGGCGTCACAATCACCGCAGGCTTCGAATTCGACGTGCCCGTCCGCTTCGACACCGATGCGCTCGACGTGACGCTCGACCTCGAGCGGCTTGGCTCGATCACAACCATCCCACTTCTGGAACTTCGCCGATGAAAAACATCACGCCCGACCTTCAGGCACATCTCGACGAGGGCACGACGACGCTGTCCTGGTGCTGGCGGATTGCCCGCGTGGATGGCGTGACCTTCGGTTTCACCGACCACGACCGGACGCTCAGCTTCGATGGCACCGACTTCGAGCCGGAAAGCGGGCTGACGGCCTCAGAGGTGCGTTCGGGTTCTGACCTCTCGGTGGATGCGCAGGACGCCGAAGGTGTGCTGACCTCGGACCGGATCACCGAGACCGACATTCTCGATGGCTGCTGGGACAATGCCGAGGTCGAGGTCTGGCGGGTGAACTGGGCCGAAACGGGCCAGCGGGTGCTGATGCGCCGGGGTGCCATCGGCCAGATCCGGCGCGGGCGGCTCGCCTTTGTTGCTGAGGTCCGCAGCCTCGCGCATGTGCTGGGCCAGACGGTCGGGCGGACGTTTCAGGCGACCTGTGATGCAGCGCTCGGCGATGCCCGCTGCGGCGTCGATCTCGAGGATCCCGCCTTCAAGGGCACCGGCGCTGTGATCGATCTGCTGCGTGATCGGGCCTTTACCGCGTCGGGGCTCGGCGGCTTCACGGCAGGCTGGTTCACCTTCGGCACAGTCGAATGGACAAGCGGCACGAATGCCGGGCGACTTGCCGAGATCATCGCACATGGCGTGACCGACGGTATCGCTGTGCTGACACTGCTCGAAGCTCCGGTGCGGCCCATTGCCGGAGGCGACGCCTTCATTGTCCGAGCAGGCTGTGACAAGCGCATGGAGAGCTGCGCGGCTAAGTTCGCCAATACCGCCAACTTCCGCGGGTTCCCGCACATCCCCGGGCAGGACGCAGTGCTGCGATACGCCACAAAGGATGGCGGGCACGAGGGAGGCATACTGTGACGCAATCTCTCTCATCGGCTGACCCTGTCCGCGTCATTGCCCTCGCGCGGTCCTGGCTCGGCACGCCGTATCACGACCAGGCCAGCCTCCGGGGGGTTGGCTGCGACTGTCTCGGGCTGGCCCGTGGCGTCTGGCGCGAGATCGTGGGTCCAGAGCCGTTCCCGATCCCGCCCTACAGCCGCGATTGGGGTGAGACCGGGCCGCGCGAGGTGCTTGCGATCGGCGCGCGGTGCATGATGCCGGAAATCCCACCGTATGAGGCTGGCCCGGGCGCTCTGGTCCTGTTCCGCATGCAGTCCCGCGCCATCGCCAAGCATGTCGGGATCCTCACCGGGCCCGACCGTTTCCTTCACGCCTACGAGCGCCTCGGGGTCATTGAGGAACCGCTCACCCCGTCCTGGCGGCGGCGTATCGCCTTCGCATTTCTGTTCCCGCAACGCTGAGACCCCGACATGGCCACCCTCGTTCTTGGTGCCGCTGGCGCTGCCATTGGCGGCAGCATTGGCGGCGCGATCCTCGGCGTCAGCGCCGCCACCATTGGCGGCTTCATCGGCTCCACCATCGGATCGGTCGTCGACAGCTGGATCATCTCGTCGCTCGCGCCGACCCAGCGGATCGAAGGCGCGCGGATGGACAATCTGCGGATCACCTCGGCCACCGAAGGCGCGGTGATCCCGCGCCTCTACGGCCGGATGCGGATCGGCGGCAATATCGTCTGGGCCACGGACTTCCAGGAGGAGACCAAGACCACAACGCAAGGTGGGGGCAAGGGCGGCGGGGGTGGCGGGAAGGTCAAGACAACCGAATATTTCTACTATGCCAGCTTCGCGGTGGCGCTCTGCGAGGGGCCGATCACGGGCATTGGCCGCATCTGGGCCGACGGTAAGCTCCTGGACACCGCCGGGATTACATGGCGCTGGTATCCGGGCGACGAGAGCCAGACGGCCGATCCGTTTATTTCGTCGAAGATGAGCGCGGCTAGCACACCGGCCTATCGCGGCACCGCCTATGTCGTTTTCGAGGACCTGCCGCTCGGGAACTACGGCAACCGCATCCCGCAGCTGAGTTTCGAGGTGTTCCGCCCGCTGGCCGATCCAGACACAGCGGAGGGTCTCACGCAGGCCGTGACCATGATCCCGGCTTCGGGCGAGTTCGCCTATGGCACTCAGGGCATCCGGAAAGGCAGCAGCGGGTCGTCCGAGCCCGAAAACATCAACGCGCTGACCGACACCGCGGACATGGTGGTGGCACTGGACAGGCTGCAGGCCATGGCCCCGAAGGTCGAAAGCGTGTCGCTGGTCGTTGCCTGGTTCGGCAACGATCTGCGGGCAGGCAATTGCATGGTGCGGCCCGGCGTCGAGGTCACCGCCAAGACCACCACGCCGTCGGTCTGGTCCGTGAATGGCGTCAGCCGGGCCAACGCCTTTCTGGTCAGCCGCGACGATCAGGACCGTCCCGTCTATGGCGGCACGCCCGCCGATTTCGCGGTGGTGCAGGCGATCCAGGAGATGAGGGCGCGCGGGCTGCGCGTCACCTTCTATCCGTTCATCCTGATGGATGTGCCCCCGGAAAATACGCTGCCGAACCCATATTCCGACAACGCTGCGGAGACCGGCCAGCCCGCGTTCCCGTGGCGCGGCCGGATCACCTGTTCGCCTGCGGCGGGCTACACCGGGACCGTGGACAAGACTGCCACGGCCGCAAGCCAGGTCGCGGCGCTGTTCGGCGCGGCGACGCCCGCGAACTTCAGCGTCTCGGGTCAGTCGGTTTCGTGGACCGGGCCGTCCGGCGACTGGGGCCTCCGCCGCATGGTGCTGCACTACGCTCACCTCTGCGCGGCGGCGGGCGGGGTCGAGGCCTTCCTGATCGGGACCGAGATGCCGGGGCTCACGACGATCCGCTCGGGCGCATCCACCTATCCCGCGGTGCAGGCGTATCGGGATCTGCTCGCCGATGTGCGCTCAATCCTCGGGTCCAGCATCAGGATCGGCTATGCGGCAGA